TTCCCTTAATATAAAAAAAGAACTTTTCTTTTCAAAAGTTCTTTTTCATCTTTTTAAATTCTACCTGTAGATTTATATAAATATATCATGACTATTGCTACTATTATAAAAATTATTCTTTTGCTCCACGAGCCTTCCATTAATTCACCAACTGCTTTTTGTGCTAATTCTAGCAAACCCCAGAAAGTAAGAATAACAAATAAAATAAAAAAATAAATTACTACATATGGTTGTATTTCCTTAACAAAACTTCCAGTTTTAATAAAACTAGCTATAATAAAACATATAAATAAAATTGTTGCAGGAAAAACAACTTTGTTTATAAAAAATTTTCTATTCATTTGTTGCTCCTTTCTATTTCGCTCTTAAGTGCTTCCTTTGTAGAATATATTTCAGGTAGTAATTCGCTTAAATCTCCTAATAAAGCTTTTATTGTTACTGCTCCATACTTTCTATAAGAAATAGTTTTATTGCTCCATCTACTTACTGCAACATCTTTATATTTTACTTTATAATAAACTTCTGCCCCTTTATAACCTATTAATTTTTGATATGTATTACTTATGGCTAAACTCATTGTTATAAGAGAAAAAGCTAAATTTGCTGAATTATAAGCATCAACTCCTATATCTTTACTTATATTTATATCAAATCCAAATTTATTAATACTTTCTTTTAAAATTTCTCCCAATGGTTTATAAACCCAATCACGTGTCATATTAAAGCTGCCCATTTTTTCAGGCTCTCTTTTTATGACAAAAGAGACATCTGCCATAAATTCTGTAACCATCCCTGTTCCATGTGCTATGAAGTAAAATATAATCACTCCACTAGCAACTGTTCCTGCCCCATATGATAAGTTTTTTAAAAAAGAAATTCCTGTTACGCCATTAAATGCACTTAAAGAAGAATCTATAACACTAAATTCTTGTGGCATAATTATCATGTCACCCGTTACACCTTTAAGAGTAACTGTTCTTACATACGCCCCATCTCTATTTATTTGTCTATGTTCTCTCAAAATAAAATGAAATCTATAACCTTTTGCATTATCATAAGATTCATGATAAGAAGATAAATATCCTTCAAATATCAAATGCCTTAATACATATCCATTTCTTGATATTTTAATTTCAATATCTCTCAGAGATTTCTTAGATGTTCCTGTAATCATACTCCATTTATTCAACTTCATAATTTCTGCAAGATTCTTTTCATCTTCTCCCCTCAAATAGCCTGAAATAATAAATATTCCTTTTTTGAGAAACATTTTTATATTAGAGAAATCTATCTGTTTCAGTTCTATTTCTTCATCATTAACTTTAGATTTCATTATAATTTCTGTTTTGATAGTTTCATCTTCATAATGGTATAACTCCATAAATCAATCCCCCTTTTATTAAAATAGTTTTAATATATAAAATATTATACCATACAAATTTACTATTTAGTTTTTGTTAAAATTATAGAGGTTCAATTTAATTCTTTGTTGCGTTTTTATTTTATATAAAAAAATTAAAATAAAAAAAGAAGCTAATAATAAAATTAAAAGCTTCTTTTTCTTAATCTATTAAATTTCAAGGAAGGTTTTATTCAAATCTAAAATCTATTTTATGCATTTCTTTTCTAATTCTTCATAGCTGCCACCATCTTTTGATATGTAGCATGCTTCATTTTCAAGAAGTTCTTTATCATATTTTATTTGCTCTTCTAATACTTCAATATAACTCTTTAATAACCCAAATTTTTTGATTATTAATTCTTTTTGTGTTTCATCAGTTTTTAATTTAAATTCCTCACTGTGAATAAAATTATTTAATCTTTCCAATTTTGCTTTTTCTACTTCATGCTCTTCCAAAATGTACTTAAGATTTTTTTCAATGCTCATAACTTTCCTCCTATTTTATTTGTTGTTTTGTAATATATTATTCATAAATTTCATTACTTTTCCTTTTTTTAATTTATATAATTCAAATTAAATTAAAACAATAAACCTAAAATCAATAAAAACTAATACTAAAAAATTTATTTTTAAATAAGTTTTTTATCTTTATTTGATCTTAATTCCTTCACTTTAATATGAGTTAATAAATAAAAAAGGGGATTATTATGAAAAAATTTAATATTTTTATTTTTAATATTGGAATTTTATTAGTTATTTTTACTATTTTAATTGATTTATTTACAAGTTTCTACTTACCTTTTATAAGAAATTACATATCTTTCATATTCCATTTATCTGTTTTTATTTATTGGTTAAATGATAAAGAATTTAATTTAAAGTATTTTTCTTGTTATTTTATAATTTCCATTTATATTAATTTTTTACTTACTACAACTCTTTTTTATGTACTTTTTAATGAGCTTTTTTCTATTTTTTTTATAATTTATGGAAAATTTTTTAATATTACACTCATTGGTATTAGTACTAGTTTATTAAATTCTTTTCTATATAATCACTTTAAATTTAAATCATATTCTCAATATAGATCCTTGCTTTAATTTTATAATCATTTTAAAACATATCAATTTTTTATCATTACCAAATTTCTTAAATTTTAAACTTTTCATAAATTTTATTTATTTCTTTTTCTTCTATTCCTATATAATAATTAATTTTATTTTATATATATATATTTTATGGTATAATTATAGAAGAGCAAAATAGTTTCAATTTTTGACTTACTTTTATATTACTAAGTTATATTAAATTAAGAGGCTATTATGAAAAAATTTATTCAACAAAAATTAAACCAGAATTATATTGTTATTTTATACTATTATATCCTCGATACTAAAAATAAAATTTTTAAATTATTCTTATCTCAAGATTCTAAAAAGAACTTTATTTTTGAGGTAAAGGGATTCTCTTCCTTTATAATTTATTCCATACAACCAAATATTAAGGTTTAAAATTACCAGAAAGCTTCAAAATTAAAAATTGTAATAATCTAAAAAATATATAAACTATTCTCCTGATTTTTCCAATTAACCTTTCTTATAAAAACATCCATAAATAATTTAATATAAAGTATTTAATTTTCTAAAAAGTAATATTATATTTTTATAAATTATTGTAATTTCACTATTTTTGATTATTACTCAAAAAGTATAAAATAAAACTTATAGTATAATATTTTAAATAAAAAATTAAAATATTTACTTTAGAGAAGATTTAATTTAAATTTTTTATTAATTTCATCCTATATAATCTGAGTGACTTTATTTTAACAAAAGGAGGATCAATGATAAATTTAAAAACAATCAAAGCAGCAAAGTATGGGAATCAAGAAGCTATAGATATTATTTTTAAAACTTTTGCCCCCATTCTTAAAATCACTTCAAACAAATATTTTTTTTATGGCTGTGATAGAGATGATGTTTTTCAAGAAGCTATGATAGGTCTTTTAACAGCAATTAATTACTACAAGAGTGATCGAACAGCTTCTTTTAAAACATTTGCAATCCTTTGCATTAATAGACATTTAATTTCAAAAACAATTCATTTTAATTCTAAAAAAAATAAAATTCTCACTTCTTCTATTTCTGCTTCTGATTTAGATAGTAAAGAATATAATCAGATTAAATCTAAAAATCATTCTCCAGAAGATATATGCTTTTCAAATGAAAAGAAAAGTTATTTAAATACTTCTCTTGAAAAAATTTTAAGTAAATCTGAAAAAGAAATGTACAATTATTTGCTGCTTGAGATGAATTATCATGAAATTTCTTTAAAAACTAAAAGAACTTCCAAAAATATTGATAATACAATTCAAAGAGTTAGAAGAAAAGTAAAAGGCATAATAAAAGATTATGAAAGTCTTTTTTAAAACATTTAAATTATAATTAAGTCAAAAGGATAACTTTAAAGAAAACTTTAAAACTATCCCTACATATTTCTTAATTCAATTATAATGTTTTCATGTGAATTGATTCAATATTACCCTCATAAGGGAAATAAATAAAGAAATCTTCCTCTAAATTTTTACTTTTAAATTTTTTTGAAAAATTTAAATAATTAATTTGTGATAAAATTTTTTTTATTTTCATAGTTTACTACCTCCTAAAGAGCTATGTTTCAATGATATAGTTATTAAAATATATTCAATGTTTTTTAAAGTGAATACCTTATTTTTCATCTTTGACCTCCTTTTAAATTATTTTATATTCTCTTATTTATAGTATTCATTTTTATTTATTCTATCCCTTTAAAATAAAAAATTAAAAGAATTTCAATACAAAAATCAATTGAATTAATCAGCTTCTATTACTTCTTTAAAACATGCACATCTGAATAACTAAAATTAGTTATATATTTCATTAAAGTTCTACTTCCAAGCATAATATTTTCTGTATAATTCTTCAATATATTCAAATTTTTATATAAATGATGCCCTTAATATCTCATATCATTTTATCTTTTTAGTTTCTATTCCATTTATTAATTTATATTTAGTAGAATTTTTAAAATAAAAAAAGGGATGGATAAAATTAATGTGAATAATTAATATAACTTCATCCAATTATTTTTATGTTTTACTCATAAAGGAGTCTCTGTTCTTAGAGGCTTCTTTTATTTTTAAATAAAAAAGGGAATTATGAAGTTTTGTGGAATAATATTGTAATCTTTCCCCAAGATGTTTTATAATATATTAGAAAAGGGAGCTTTCTTGCAAAGGCTCCCTTTTGCTTGTTTACAAAAAAGAAAAAAGAGCTGATAGGATTAAAAACTCCTTTTCTTTTTTTCTTTATCATCTTTAATAAAACATTCTGGGAAAAGATTTATTAAAATTATTATACTCCATTTTTTATTTTTATCAATTCTTTTTTTACTTTTATAGAATAAGTATATTTTTTTGTTTGTCTTTTTAGTTGTTTTCCTTATTTTTTATATCTTGCTTATCTCTGCATTGTTCTATGCTACCTTTAATTTTGCAGGTATTGGCATTCAAAGAATGACTACATTTTCCAATATAGATAAAATTCCTTTGAATATAAAAAAGGACTAAGCTAACTTAGTCCTAATTTTCAATATAATTATCTAGTTGTTATGTTAGAAGCTTGAGGCCCTTTTTGACCTTGTGTTACTTCATAAGTAACTTCTTCATTTTCATCTAAACTTTTAAATCCATCTTTTTGAATTTGAGAATAGTGAGCAAAAACCTCTTTCCCATCTTCACCTGTAATAAATCCAAAACCTTTATCTTGATTAAACCATTTAACTGTACCTTTCATTTCTTACCTCCATAAATATATTTTTAATGATAAAATCTATCATTTCAGCAATGTTCTTAGTTACAAAAACATCTAGTAAAAATTTAATACTTATAAAGGATAATTTCAAAGAAAAAATTCAATTAAATATTAAAGCATTATTTTCAAAACATATAAATCTCTTAATCACTATTCAATTATTATACATTACTTTTTAATTTTTGTACAGCTTTATTTTTATTTTATACATCATATTCTGTACCAATTCTTTTAGTTAACTGCTAAAAGGGTTCTCTTCTATTTTTATTCAAAAAATAAATTACTGGTAAATATTTTTAGTAATTTTATTCCTTTAAAGTATAATTGTGATTTTTTCTTATTTATGATATGCTATAAATAGAAAATATATCTTTCATTCTTTAACTTGAATTTCTTTCTTTTACAAAACAATTCTTATTTTTTAACTATTCTTCTATTCAATTATCATTTATTTTATTTGCAAACTTTAAAAGGAGATGATATATCCATGAAATTTTATATAAATATACTTACACATGAGATTCATAATAGTTTATGTACTCTTGCTGATCCAATAAAATATCTAAATATTATTAATTTAGGAAATTATCCTTCTTCAAAATTTGCCATTCAAATAGCTATAAAAAAAGGCTATTCTAAGGCAAAAAGCTGTATCTACTGCTGTAATAAAAATTATCCTAATGTCTAAGGAGATGAAGATTATGTATTTTTACATCATAAAAAAAATCAAAAATAAATTAGGTTATAATGTAATTCATACTCGTAACTGTAATTTAAAATTTAGCCAAAAAGATACTGTAAATCTAGGCTACTTTAATAACTATATTGAAGCTTCTCAATATGCAAAATCTATTGAATATCTTCCCATTGCATGTCTTTCTTGTACAAATGAAACTTCAATAGGTTCATTTAAAAATTAATTTTTCTATTAAAGCATTTTTTCAATATAATCTATACTTTTAAAGTACAAACTAATATAGTATAATTAATTTGTCATGGATTTCTTTTTATTATTCAAAAGCTATTTTAATGATTTAAGCCCACATGGGCTTTTTATTTTATATTGATTTTTTATATAAAAATATCAATTATTAACAAACTTTTTTCTAAATCTATAAAATTTTTAATATATTTTTAAATTATTTATAACTTCTACTTCTAACCTGAATAATCAAACTAAATAATTAGTTTTGTTTTTTTATTTGTATTTCATGGTATAATTGTTAGAAGAGCAAAATAGTTTCAGATTTTTGTCTTACTTCTATATTACTAAGTTATATTGTATTAGGAGGTTATTATGAAAAAGTTTATTCAACAAAAATTAAATCAGAATTATATTGTTATTTTATACTACTATATCCTTAATACTAAAAATAAAATTTTTAAATTATTCTTATCTCAAGATTCTAAAAATAACTTTATTTTTGAGGATGAAGGTATTATCTGCCTTTATAATAAAGAACCTTTAGAATTTATTCCATACAACCAAATATTGAGGTTTAAAATTACCAGAAAGCTTCAAAATTAAAAACTGTAATAATCTAATAAATCTATAAACTATTCTCCTGATTTCTCCAATTAATCTTTCTTATAAAAATTTTCAAAACATCCATAAATAATTAAATATAAAGTATTTAATTTTCTAAAAGGTGATATTATATTTTCATAAATTATCATAATTTCACTATCTTTGATTACTTTTATAATCTTTATCCACATTATTAAATATTTTACCTTATAGAATTTATTTCTGTTGTAACTTATCTTTAATTAATAACTAAGGAGGTATTATGAAAAATATGAAAAATGTAATTGAAAAAAATTTAAATCTTGGATTTACTCTAGTTTTATATTATGGAACTCTTGCAGTTAATGATATGATGTCTTGTTTATTTCTTTTTCCTTCTTCACCAGAAAAATATACTTTAAATACACTTGGAATTTCTTATCTTTATATTGATAATTCTCTAGAATTTATTCCATATACTCATATTTTAAAACTTAGAATGATTAAAAAAATATAAAATAAAATTTTATGTATTATATAGAAAAAGGAGGGAGGATTGAAATTCAAATATTTTAATTTAAAATATTTAATAGAAGGAAATATTGTAGAAATATCTTTTCAGGATACTCAAAATAATATAATGCTCCTAGATGCTAATAATTTTTCAAAATACCGTTTTCAAAAATCTTTTTCTTTTGTAGGAGGAATATATTATTCTTCACCAGTTTATTTTGTTGTTCCTAGCTCTGGAATATGGTATGTCATAATTGAACTCAACAAATCTCAAAACCCTGTACAAGTCACTGTCAATATTCTTCAATAGCAAACATTACTATTACTTAAGGAGGAAAATTTGAACTTAATTATTATATTCTTATTATTTATATTTGTTATAATACTTATTACTTTTCACATTAAAATTGTTCCACAATCAAGAGCTTTTGTAATAGAAAGGCTTGGTGCTTACAAAGAAACCTGGAATGCTGGAATAAACTTTCTGGTCCCTTTTATTGATAAATTAGCAAAAAAGATTTCTTTAAAAGAACAGGTAATAGATTTTAAGCCTCAACCTGTTATTACTAAAGATAATGTAACAATGCAGATAGATTCCGTAATATATTTTCAAATTACAGATCCCAAATTATATACATATGGAGTAGAAAATCCCATAAGTGCTATAGAAAATCTCACTGCTACAACTCTTAGAAATATAATAGGTGATATGGAATTGGATACTACTTTAACATCCAGAGATACAATCAACTTCCAGATGAGAAAAATTCTTGATGAAGCAACTGATCCATGGGGAATGAAAATAAACAGAGTTGAACTAAAAAATATTTTGCCACCTAGAGAAATACAGGATGCTATGGAAAAACAGATGAAAGCTGAAAGAGAAAAAAGAGAAGCTATTTTGAGAGCCGAAGGGCAAAAACAGTCTGCTATTCTTGTAGCTGAAGGAGAAAAAGAATCAGAAATATTAAAAGCAGAGGCTGAAAAACAATCTGCTATTTTAAGAGCTGAAGGACAAAAAGAAGTTACTATAAAAGAAGCTCAGGGAGAAGCTGAAGCTATACTCTCTGTACAAAAGGCAGAAGCTGAAGCAATTAAATTACTAAAAGAAGCTGATGCAAGTAAGGAAGTTTTAATGTTAAAAGCTATGGAAACATTTAGTAAAGTTGCTGATGGTCAAGCTACTAAAATAATTATTCCTTCAGAGCTTCAAAATTTAACTACATTCAGTACTTTATTTGGAGAATTCAAAGAAAAAAATGAATAATCTGATATAATAATATTCAAATATTGATGTAAAAAAGCAGAAAAGATAAATTTTCTGCTTTTTTAATTCTTATTATACTAACCTTAATGCCAGTTAAAATATATATTATTTGATCAAATATTCTGTCATTTTTCTTAATTCTGTTTTTATCTCCTTTATATCTTCATATAAAGCTTTATTATCTTCTTTTCTTTGCTGTTCTAAGAATTTAAATTGCATATCATGCATAGTTTTATCAACTTTCTTTTCCATGTGGGCCATAATGAACTTATGATACCCCATAAGAATTCCTCCAACTGTTACTGCTATTTTAAAGTATTCTATCCATTCCATTCTATTTCTCCTGCTTTATTTGATTTATTTTTACATATCCTTGTTTTGCCATAACTCCTGTAAATGCTATTTTTAAAAAACTTACTAACTCTTCATTTACTATGATTGGCTTTTTCCCTGATAATTGTAAAAATATATCAACTATAAGGTATATTCCAAATATCCACATCAAAACTGGAAATCCTCCTTTTTCAAATAAAACTGATAAAGATTTTTGCCTTGCTACTTCTGTTTCTTTATCATTCTCAATTATTATTTTTTGCAATTCAATTTCCTTTTCTTTTAAAGCTACTTCTAATTGATTCTTTTTAGTTGGATCAAGAATATTTCCAGCTACATCAATAACTTTTGCTATTATACCACTTGTTATTAATCCCATTCTTTTCCACCCTCCTTAATTTTCAAGTTGAAAGTGAGGACCATCTACCAAAGTTTTCCAATCTCCACCCCAAGTAATTTTTAAACCTTTTTCTGTTGCTGTTTCTTTTACTATATTAGCTATCTCTTTATAATATTTTAAATCCCATGTTACTTCCCCATCTTTATATACAACTATATCTACTGCTTTACCTTTAAGATGGTAACTATTCATAGTCTGTGATTTTCCTGTTCTTACATATTCTTTTTGTTTTTCTATTGTCCTTAGTCCTTCAGTTATCCCAAAGTCATATGGAGAAATAGACAATACTTCTTCCATAAGTTTAACAAGTCTTTCATCTACTCCTTTTAAGTTATCTAAACTTCTTTTACTAAATTTATACATTTTCAAGCCCCCTACACTGTTTTGATTTCTGATTTTTTATTTATCATTTTTTTTAAATCTTCTATAGTCAAATTTAAATTTACCTCATCTCGTTTTAAAAATGCTTCTACTTCATATACTGTATTAATAAACTCCATTCCCTTTACTCTCATTTCTTTTAATTGATTTAATGTCATCTTTAAAATATCATTATCTGAAAAAGCCCAAAAAAGTCCCTCTTCTTTTCCTGCATCTTCCAAAGCTGATATTGCATTACTTAAAAGAGCAAGATCTTTATCTCTGCACCTTTGATTATGTCCTTCGTATATAAATCCTCTGTCTAAAATCTCTGCTTTATATTTGTCTATTTGTTTTTTGTAAAATATCTTTTTTTCTTCTTCACTAGCTCCTTCCTCCCAAATCCTTTTCTCCTCATTCCATTTCTTCTTTATCATATTATCTGGCTCAGGAATGCATACAATCTTTCCATTTTCAATATATTCCCCACTTTTTAATTTTTCTCCCCCAAGATTTAGCTGTATTCTTTCAATTCTTGTTGCTTCTCTCAAGATTTCATTCCCTGAATTATCTATTTCTAATATTGGAAAATCTATTGAATTTTCTGATATTAGATAATTTCCTTTTCCATATCTATTTATTGCTTCATCTTCTGATAATTTTTCTTCAAAAACATCTAATATTTTGAAATAATTGTTTAATATTGCTTTCTTTTCTAAATAAAAAAACATATTCTCCCTCCTAAAGTAAACTAATTTCATAATCTGTATTAACCGTTTTTGCAAATACATAAAATTTAGGAAAAATTCCTGTTACTCCACTCTGAATTATTTTAAATGCTGAACTAATATATTTATTTCCTCCTGTTTCTTGTAGAGTAGGTTCTGTATAAAAATATATTTTAAAATTGCTTGCTTCATCTGTTCCTATTACTTTTATATCTTCTACATATCCACTTGTATAAAATGTTTCTTCTCTTCTATTTCCCAAGTTTGGATTATTGAGAGTTTCATAAATTTTCATATTTATTTTTATTCCATCACTTTCATTTCTCATGTATTCTCTTAATATATTTGTATCTGGATAAAAACTTGAAATTAAATTATTTTTAAAACTTAACCACTTTATAGTTCCCTCAAAAGTTCTGTGCCATCGCAACATAGGTTTATTAATATCAAATGGAATAAATATTTTATAATTAGCATTTGGATTAATTGGAGACACAAGAACAACTAAACTTCCTCTTAAAAATCCACCATATGTTTTTGGAAGTAAAACATTAGTATTTCTATAATCAACATTAACTCTATAAATACCAGGTGCAAGACTTAAATCATTAATTTCTTCTGGAGTAGATAAAAAAGGATTATTTATTGCTCCTCCTTCTGTTGCTGGAGTTTTCCAATCAAATGTTGTCCCATTATCAAATATAAATCTGTAATATACATATCCTTCTTCCTCTCTTAAATACCTAGCTTCTTTTATTCCATTTCCTTTTGCTCCTTGCTCTCCTTTAGGAAGAACTAAATTTAGAATTTGTTCTGTTCCAGCTTCTGTTATTTCTGCTTTAGCTTCCTCTCCTTTTTCAACTGTTCCAATTTTTATTTTGGAAATTGGTCCTGGAATCCCTTGTTCTCCTTGTATGCCTTGCTCCCCCTGTTCTCCTTTTGCTCCTTGTTCTCCCTTATCTCCTTTTTCACCTTTTAAAGCAGCTTTATTATCTGCAATATATTTATCTAACTCTGTTTTTTTGACATTAGTATGTGAGTTTAATTCAACCTTTTCTCCTTCTGTAAATTGGTCTATTTCTAATTCTTTAGCTGTCACATATTCATTTATTTCTTCTTTTTTATTATCTGTAAGATCATTTATTTCTTTTTTAGATTCAGTTAATAATCTATTTAACTCAACTATCAAATTATTCATTTCACTTATTAATTCATTCCCTGGAATCATTTCTAAATTGCTTCCAGCTGTAGTTTCAGTAACTACAAAACGAGCTAACTTATTTACAGTTAATATCTTTTCTCCTTCTAATAAAACTATTTCAATTAAAACATCTCCAATTATATTTAATGCATTATTAGGAACAAGTACTTCATTTATCTTTCCTATATTTGTTATCATTGTAAATACACTTGTTTTATTTGGTCTTATAAAATTTATTTTCATTGTTTTTCCGCTGAAATTTATTTCATCCTCAAATATTATTTTTAAATAATGTGTTTGATTATCTCCCTGAGTAAATATCATTTCTTCTTCATAAGTTACCCCTTTATTTATATTAACTTTTATACTAAAAACTCTTTTCATATCCCTCTCCTTATATTAAAACTCTTGATGTCATCCAAGGTAGTGTTACATCACTTGTTTCAAAATGTGGTGAACTTTTTCCAGTCCAACTTGTTACTGTTGGCCAACTTCTTACACTATCAGCAAGAGCTCCTGACATCCATGCAGTATATGTATAATATCCATCATCATAAATACTATTCAGTCTATTTCTTGTTATTGAAAAATATGCATATCCTTCTAATAAGTGGCTCGTTTCACTATCTCCACTTCCTCCACCTCCAGAAATCCATTCCAATCTCATATATATTTTTACTGTTCTTGTTTCCCCTAATCCCATATTACTCATTCCACTTATGTAAACCCACTTTTTATCATGTCTGTCATTATTTGCTAAACTTACTGTTAATCCCGCATTATCAATAATCTGCCATGGAGTTGACCTTCGTGTTTCGTATTCTACTCCTATAGTTGCAACACTGCTTCCATATACTCTATACTTGCTCCATTCTTTCATTTTATTCAAAGTATTAAGCATATGATTTCTTCCCCAATAATGTCCAAATTCATACAGCTCTTTCTCTGCATTAATTACCTCTGCTAATAAATAATAATCTGCTAAAGTTTTATTGGCTACATATTTACTAGAATAATCTATAAGCGAAGAAAAATTATATTCAAAATTATTAATTTCAGGTATTTTATTTTTTATTGAATTCAACCATGTATTATAACTATTTAGCCATACTATAAGCCTGCTTTTTAAATAAAGCTGCTTGCTATTTAAAGATACCAATAGTTCTTTACTTAACATATCTCCCATTTTAGCAGTTTCAAAATTACTCCCTCCTATACTTCCTATTTTTCTTGATAGCATAGTAAAAGAAGTGTCTAAAAATTTAAGTGTTGCTATTCCTTTTTTAAAATTAGGAGTTTTTTCAATTATTTCCATTAATTTAGACACTTATCCCCTCCTTCATCAACCATTGTCTTATATAATTATGATTATCTAAACAGCTTTTAAAATTATTATCTGTATCATTAAATATTTTATGGCTAATTTGTTTCTCTGTTGTTGTTATTACCCAAGTTCCATCTATAGCTTTTCCAAGTGTATTATCTTCAATAAATCCTCCCCACTCATGTCCTACACCAAAATGTGCTATCCCATTGTACATATCTCCATCTGATATATATTCCTTTCCTATTCCTGGAGTCCCTTGTTTTTCTCCTTCCCAAGCTATCAATGTTTTATGAGTTATAAATAAATAATCTCCTACTTTATATTCTGCTGCTACTTCTAAAGGTACAACTATTTCTAATTCTATTCCTGGAAGTCCATATCTACTAAAAATAGAATCTGCTAAAGTTGCTGAGAATGTAGCTTTATCTGTTAAGGATAATTTATTTATACCTTTAATTTCATATTCTTCTGGTGAATCAGGAATAAGCATTTTAAATTTATTAAATGAAGTAGAAGATGAAAAATACCTCTTTGTTTTTCCCTTATCTTCTTTAAAATCATAGTCATATTTAACTATCATATTATTAACTATATTTTCATCAGTTATAGTCTTCCCTCCAATAGATATAATGTTTTCTTCTGATAATGTTATTTCTTCTGTTCCTATTGTAGGCTGTTTATGTAGTTTTAATCCCAATTTGCCTTCTGTATTTACAAAGGGAAAAATAGCACATGGTTTATATATATTTTCAATTAAAAATTCATATGGATCATCTATCGGTTCTCTAAATTCAAAATAAAAATTATATACCGCTCTATTCAATGTTTCCCTTATAGAATTTAAAGAAATCATATCAACAAAATCAGTCCATTTATTACTTAAATACGGAAGTCTTACTTCTAATACTGGTGTGGAGAAAACTATCTGAAATATCATTTCTACCATATCAATAACATGACCATTAAAAAATATCACCCTTGTTAAAATTATATTTCCATTCTCATCTGTTTCTCCTTCATTTCTTTCCTCTATATAAAATCCTATTCTCCTCCCATTTACCATTTTATAAGGAAGTCTGTAATTATTTATATCCAAAATACTTTCAGTGGAATACTTAGAAAATTCTCTATCAAAAATTGATGATTTCAATCTATTCTGAAAATCCGCTACTTCTATTTCATACTCACTTTCAAACTCATCATTTGAAATACTTCGTATAAGCCCTCTATATACTAATTTAAGTCTCCCATTTTCACATAAAGCAAATACATCAACCATTTCTCCATAGGTCATTGTGAAATTAGAATTAAGTCTTTTATAAAGCCATTTTGATATTTCATAATTTATATTTGTGACTTTAAAAGTTATTGAACTTACTGAACATTGAGAGTTTTTTGGTGTAATTGAAGTCGCTGCTCCTGATGGTGTACTCATATAAGGCTTACATAACACATTATCTATAATAATACCTTCTTTTGTACTTAAATATAGAGGAGTAGCATCTATTCCTGTTTTTAAGGAATCATATATTTTTACTGCATAATGATAATATTTTTTCATACAAAATCAACTCTTTCTTTTACTTTTAGTGTCATTTCATAGTAAGGTTTTCCTGTACTTTGTTTAGGTTTTATATCCTTTAACTCATAGTAGAATTTAGGCTCTCCTGGTATCTTTTTCATATCAATATATCCTTTTTTCACAAGTACCCTTTTTGAAATCGTAACTATAGCCCTATTTTTTTTAGCTTCAATAAAATCTTTTACTATATTTTCACATTCTTTATATGTAAGTAATTGTAAAGTAATTGTATAGACATGTTCTATCCATCTTAGAATATTAAATTCTTCTCCAGACTCACTTTTTTGGTATATAGCTCCGCCTTCATCTTCTATTCCTTCGTATTTACATCCCTTTATCTTATTTTCATTAAGATTATTAATAGAATTTAAAATATTTAACTGCAAAATATCACCTCCTATATAAATTTCAATAAATAAAAAACCCCAGATAAATTAATATCTGAGGTCAATTCCATAAAAAATCTTATCTATTCTTCCTACTATAAGTAAAATTCCTCAGTGTAAAACTGAGGAACTTATTATTCTAATTCTAACTCTATTTTTAAGGCTTTTTGAAGAATCTTAGAGAAATTTAAATTTTTATTTAAAGCCATTTCATTAAGCCAAGCTGGTATAGTTAAAGTTTTTTTAACTGTTTTATCCGATATTTCTTTTCTATATTTTACAGTGTCAGCAGATATTAAATTTATAATATCTCCTTCCTCTGTATCTATAGATTCTATATTACTTGCTTCTTTTAGCTCTACTTTGTCATTTTCACAGCTTATAATATATTCGCTCATGGCCTCCTCTGCCATTTTATAGGCTTCTATAAATGTATCTCCCTCTGTAAAGCATCCTTCTAAATCAGGAAAATCAACCCAATATCCGCCCTCTTCTGCTACATGAAATATAGCAGGGTAAATATATTTCATAAAAACACCTCCATTTGTATTATGGGGGCAGGACTATTTAAGCCCTGCCTGTTTCAAGATTGCTTGTACAGTTCCCTTTTTTAAATCACCAGAGTGATAAGGTACTACTGTCCGCTTTCCTGTTTGAGGATTTCTGTATACTCTATGGCTTCCTTTTCCCTCGTCAGGGACAAGAACAAATCCATTTTGTAACAGAAGTTTGATAATTTGCTTCGAAGTCATTCTTCCACCTCAAATATATTATAACACGTATAACACGTATGGTCAATACTTTTTACCTCAGATAATATTTTAGTTTCCAATGTTCTAGATTTACCTCTTCTTCTTCCCAATAAGTGTTACATTATACCCATCATTTAATTCTTTTTCTATTTGCTTTATCCAGAATTTACTTATTTCTGAATCTGATACATCTATTATTACACTTCCTTCACTTTCATTTCTGGATGTTTCTATTCTATCTTCTATCCCTTCATCATATATTGTTGACCTTTTTTCTTCTTTTTCTGAAGTTTCACTATCTGGAGAAACTAATGATGCTGCCACTCCAAATGCTGCTGCTATAGCTGCATTTTTAGCTGCTGACATAAATTCTGGCGGGGCAAGGCTTGCTGTCAAAGGATTAGCAGCATAAGATATTCCTTTTGCTGTATCTGAAATTGCTATAGCTGCATGTTCTTCTCCTTTTGCTAAAAATAATTCTGCTAATTGCATTTGAGCAAATTTTTTAAAATCATCTAATGATTTTATTTGTCCTGTTGCTAATGCTTCATATGTTTCTATTATCGTATTAGCTGATCTCCTATATATATTAGTTTCATAATTTTCTTTCCATTTCTCCCAATTTATTTTTTCTTTATCTCTTTTTTTAGCTTTTTTATTCTTTAATTCAAGCTGTTTTATTTCATTTTCTTTTATTGCTAACTTTGTGTCTAATGCTTTTTCTGCATAATGTTTATCCTTTTCATAAAAAGCTAATCTATTCTCAAGCTCTCTTGCTTCTTGTTGTAATTTTTTTTCTTCTACATAATATCTGGCTGATTCTGCTCTTTCTTCTATTTGCTTTTCTGTAAGTTTTCCTGCTTCTTTCATCTCCGCTATATCATTTAAATATTCCCATTCATCTTGTAATAGTTCAGCTTGAAACTGTTTTCTCTTCATCCTCTCTTCTTCTAGATACTTATCTTCTCTATCATTAAAATCTCCTCCCATAGATACTGAAGTTCTTTTCTTAATATCTATTTCTACTTCTATAATTTTTTTATGATATTCATTTGCTTTAGCTTGATCTCCAATTTTTTTATAATATTCTTCCATCTCTTTTAAAGATTCAAGATTTGTCATAGCTTGCCTGTTTAGAAGTTCTCTATCTGCTTTCTCTATATTTTTGTTATATTCTTCTTTAGATATAGCTCCAAGATCCAAAAGTCTATTCTGTTCTTCTATCATATTTTTTTTAGATTCAAGATATGATAACTCAGAGCTTTTCATTGTTTCATTATGTTTTTCTAGATTGCCCTTTTCCAACTTTTTTAATTCAGTTTCTTTTCGAATCTTTTCTTCTTGAATTCCTATTCTTTCATCTAAAATTGCTATTTTTTGTTCTAACTGTACTTTATCTTTTTTTAATTCCGCTTTTTCATCTGAATCACTTGAGGCACTGATTATCTCTTTATTTAGTTTTAGAACTTTTTCTAAATGTTCTTTAACCTGCTTTTCTTCCCCTTTATTACTATTATTAAGATATTTCCCTAATTCCTTTCTATAGTCTGCATAAGAAGAGATATTCTTTTGATATGCTTCTTCTCTTATCATATTTTCTGTTTCTGTTACTTCTTTTGTAAGCTTAGCTATTTCATCACTATGTCTCTTTATCATTGTAGCTTTCTGCTGATAATTCAGGTTATCTAGCTTTAGTGTCTTTTGAATTTCAGCTTCATGCTCAGCTATTCTTTTCTTTGTATCTTCTAAATTTTCTGCTCTATTATCTTGGCCATCTACAAGTTGTCTGATTTCTTTTATAACAACATATATAGGTTTTTCTAAGAATGTAACAAGATCTCTCCATCTTGAATTCATTGCATTGGTTAATTTATCCCATTCAGTTTTTATATTTGCTGATGCAATAGCATATGCAGTATTTAATTCCCCAGATTTATTTTTCATATCATTTAGTTTTTCTGAGAATTTCTCTGCATTAAGCCCAGTAAGATTAAGAGCTGCACTTCCTGCTTCTACACTTCCAAATAAATCTACTATAGACTTATTTGTCTTTTTAGCATAGTCTGACATTATGTTTAAAGCCCCTTGTAAATCTCCTCCCTTTGCTATAAAGTCTCTGAAAGACTGTCCTGAAATTTCTTTAAATACATCTGCTGCCTTTTGTCCTTCTTTTGATAATTCATTGAACATTGTTTTTAGCATAGTTGTTGATTTTGCTGTATTATTTCCATTTTGAGTTATTTGAGCAAGTGCAGCCCCTACATCATTCAAAGTAATTTTTAGAGGTGCAGAAATGGCTGTTACATCAGCTAAATAAGCCCCTAGTTCTCCTACTGTTGTTACTCCTTTATTTTGAACTGTAAGCAGCCAATCAGCTATCTCTCCTGCTTCCCTTGCTTCCATTTTATAAGCGTTCATTATTGATGATATAGTCTTTATTGATGTTTCTGCTGTTGTTTGTCCTGCCATAGCCGTTTTAGAAGCAGTTTCAAGAAAGTCTACTAAATCTTCTTTCTTAATTCCAGATGATAAAGCTTGATATGCACCATTTGCTATATCTTCTTTACTTGCTCCTGTTTTTATAGATAAATCAACAAAGGCATCTGCATATTTATTTAATTCTTCTCTTGACACTTTAAGTAAAGTATTTACTGTAGATAATTGCTTTTGAAAAGCTATCATATCTTGGATGGCAAGTCTTGTTTTATTTGCAAAGTATATTGCAGCAGCTGCAAGAGAGAGTTTTGAAGTTGCCACTTTTTTTATTACAGTGCTTAAACCTGAAAAAGATTTATTTAATGCTCCTGTACTACTTGAAGTTTTTCCTTGGATTTTATCTAAACCTTTTGTATAATCTCCCGTTTCAAGTTTTGCTATATACTGTAATATATATTCATTTGAATATGGTGCCATCTATTAACCTCCTAACATAGCTTTTAATTTTTGCAATCCCGAAAAATCCATACCTTGAATTATTTTTACTCCTTTATTCTGGAAAGTACTTCTATATTTATCTAAAGTTTTTCTGTATTTCTCGTTCCCATCCTTACTTTTTAAATGTATATGATTATCATATATCTCTGCATTCCTTAAGCTCTCCTCAGCTATCACTGCTTCAATTCCTTCCAAAGCATTGAAAAATACAAATACATTAGTTGACAGAGCCTCTTTCAATGAAGTATTCATATACCTGCAATACTTTGCTAAAATATAATCAAAAGATATATATACTTCATCATTAGATGAAGCTGTTTTCTCTTCTTCTGCTTCTTTTTTCTTATTTAAAAGGACTTCCAAACACCCTGATAGAGCTATCCATATTTCTTGATTAGTAAGATTGTCAATATTTAGATTAGGTACCATTATTTTTATTAGTTTATCAGCAGTATCTCTGAATTTTTTATCTAACATAGAAAAATCAAAAGTATTTATTTTAATCCATTCTATTACAGTAGGTTCTTTGATTTTATAGTTCTTAAATCTTATTGTTATCTCTCTATCTTCTCTTACATAATTTTCTATATTATTAAATTTAATCATATATGCCTCCTAATTTAACACTTATTGATACTCCTCTTTATTTAAGAGGAGTACTATAAATATTAACCTCCTATTCCTGAAGGCTTAGTATATTTCCCTATTGTAAATAATTTTCTATATGTTTCTGAATCTGGATTTTCATCTGAAGAAAATTCAAATGTTAGATCACATTTTGCTTGACCATCTTTTTTGAATGATATATTTGTATCTATCTTACAAAATACCCTAGGTCCAATAATATCATATTCTTTTGAAGTCCCTGCTGAAAGAGGATGTATTTCAAGTTTTCCAAATTTCATTTCTTTCCCTGCTGTTGAAAAAGCTGTTCCTGTTGCTCCTTTTTCATAAACATTTGATAACTTTGTCACTATATCTTCATTTAACCAAATTGAACACTTAAAAGTAGTTTCTGATGGAATAACCTTCGATTTATATGGTCCTTCCATTTGGTCCATTTCTACTTTGAAAATATCAAAAGTATTTGTGAATACTGCATCTGATTCTTTTAAAGTGAGTCCTAAAATAACTGCATCTGATTCACCATCAAGTGTGTATTTAACTTCACATTCCCCTAAAGGATAATCTTTTAATGTTGCCACTATTACTACCTCCCTAATTATTAAAATTTATTTTTATATCTCTTCCTGATTCATCTCTATATGCTTTTACCTTTAACTTAAATATATTTATTTTATCTGATTTGAAAGTATATCCAGGTTCTATTGTTATACTCACATTGTAAAGTTCTATAGATGCTGTTCCATCTAATGTTTCTATCTTTAAATTTCCTTTTTTCAAAAGACTTGAAAGAGTATCATTTATCCCTAGTGTTGTCATTATTTCATTGGAGAAAAGAAGAGAAGTTTCAAAAGTTATCTTTCTTCCCAGTTCAATTTCTTCTTTTGCTTCACTGCTTTCATCTGTTTTTATTTCTTCTGTTATTGGAACTATTTTTAAAGTAGTACTTTCACTTTTTAAAGTATTTCCTATATCTGAATCATTGAACTTTATTTTACAAGGTCCTAATGGAACTATTACAGGGTTCTTTATTTCTTCATCTTTGAAAATCTTATATTTTACAAGTCTATTCATATCTGCCTACCTTATATACAAATTCCAAGGCTTAGCTTTCTCATTTGTATTGGTTCCTTCTGATATCTGGGCTTCTCTCACTCTTTTTAATGTATCTCTAAAATCAACCATAAGGTCTGCTGCAAGATCTATATAATCTGTATGTGCTATATGTTCATAAAGCTTAGCTAATACATAGCTTTTACATAGTCCTGATAGAAGTTCCCTTCCGTTTTCCAATTCTTTTACTTTATCCAGATTCACACTTGAAGCTATTACTCCTATTGCTGTTTTTTCAAGATGACATATTTCCTCTTGAAACTCATCATCAGTAAAGCCTGAATAATGTTTTAAGATATTTGCAGTAGTCTCAGGTATAAGGTTCTCCCTCATGTATATATAACTCATCTATACCCCCTTTGAAGAAAAGAGGGAATATCCCTCTTTTTCTTTATAAAGTTATTGTATATCTATTAAATCTGGCTGTAGACAATAAAACTGGCATAGGTGCCGATTTAGCCCACAATCCTTTACTTCCTGTAGTTACTTCTACAGCAAGTTCTCCAGCTAAAATATCTGTTCTCATAAGTTTAACATCATTAGTTTTAATATCCCCATATGTTAAGCATCCATAACCTACAGCTAAAATACTTGGATCAGATAATATGAGCATATTTTTAGTATCAATCATCTTTCCATCTGTTCCTTTTGCCCCTTTTAATAATTCTACCTTCAAATTTCCCACTGTTAAATTTGGTTCATTCCCTGCACTAAATTTAACTCCATTTATATTTTGCTGACTATTATTGGCTTCATTTTTTATAGCATTAAAAATTTCTATTCCAACTTCTATTCTTGGTGCAATAGAATGTTTTTCTACAAATTCCATTTGTAATGCTATTAATTCATCACTCTTTATTTTTCCTGTCCATGTAAGTGTTTTATTTGCTTTAACTCCTACTTCATATGTTTTTCCTGCTTTATCTGTATATGTTCCTTTTAAATAAGCATCTGCTGCTTGTCTTTCAAATTTGTTAGTTATTGCTGCTGCTGCCATTTTTGCATATTTAGCCTCTAGTGCCTGAATAGATGTAATTTCTTTACCATCCTTAGTGTATAAAGGCACTCCTGCCCCTAATGTAAGTAAATCACTTGGTTGATATTGGAACTGTCCTCCAATTACGTCTGGTTCAAATTCTAGTGTATTGAATCCATCTTTTCCAAGTAAAGGAAGAATTTCATTTCTATCCACTAACCCGGCTACTAGAAAGTGATTTGTTAAATCATCTATTCTGATTTTTTCTGTTGGAGAATAGTAAATATTTTCAGAATTTTTAAATCTTTGTGAATATACTTGTGGTACGTTTATTTTTTGTGTAGCTGTTGCTATTAAAGATATAAGATAAATCATTTTTTTATTCATAATTTTAAACCTCCTCAGTTCCATCTATAGTATCTACTATTATAATTCCAGATTGTTTAAGCTGTGTTATAGCTGTAAAATCTGTTTCAAAGTCTATTCCTTTAATATCTTCTTTTCCTACTATTGCTTGTGTCGTAATAGTACCCAGTACATCCTTTCCAGCTGCTGTTAAAACTATCTTATTTCCTGTATATAGTCCAATTATTATTCCTTTATCTGCATCTCCTGGTACATATTTATAAAATTTCCCATCTGTTTTACTTTGTGCCAATGCTGTATAAGTTTCTAAAGTAACCTCTTCTTTTCCAAGTACTACCTTCATATCTCCCTGGATTCTTTTTATTCCTCTTTCTTGTGTATAGCTTTTTCTTTCAAAACTTGCCATTTTTTACCTCCTTAAATTTTATAATGAATTTATCAAATCTTTTGCTGCTTGTACTGGATTTGTTTCTACTGATGAAAAGTCTTTATTTTCTGCTATATTTTCAAATAATTTTTTAAAAGGACTATCTTCTTTTGAAAACTCTTTTAATACTGCTGCCATACTTGATTTATCTGTTTCAGAAAATTCAATTATATGGTTATACTCTTCTTCTTCATATGCTTTATTTATCGAAAATTCCAGTATTTTGTGTAATACTGGTGGAAACATTGAAATAATTTTTTTCTTAGTTTCTTCTCTTTCATTCTCTCTTGCAAACTCTGCCTTTGCTTTCTCATATATCTCTTTTGGAGTCAGTTTATTTAAAGGCTTTGTAGATATAATCATTCCTAAACTTTCAGCTATACTTTTTAGTGTTTCTGTTGAAAATTCTGCCGTTTTTTCTACTGTATATCCTTGAGATTGTAATTTTTCTATAAATAAGCTTAAATCCTGTTTATCCCAAATTTTTCCTATTAGAGTTCCAAGTCCTGTTATATTAGCTTCTGTTGCATCTAAATCATCTATAATACTACAAGCTATTTGTAATTGTTCTTCTGCTGTAAGATTTTTAATTGATTTTATTAGATCATTCTCTTCTGTAAATTCTATTGTTTTTACTCCCTCTGCTCCTGTCAAATCTGTAGAAAATTCTGAAAATGATTTATCCAAATCTTTTAAATGTGGTGGAGCATATCCTAGTATAGCTAAATGATTTGGTACTTTATTTACTCCTATTCCAATAGATAAATTAGGATACTGTTCTTTTATACTTTCTCCAAAAGAATTATAAGTAAATTCTCCTAATAAATATCCTTCTTTATCAACTTCAGTAACCTTACAACTTCCTGCTACAGGAATAGCAGTTATTGGATAGCCTGCATTTTTCCAATCTCCTATATGTCCCGCTGTTATGCAAAACTCTTTTCCTATCCAACTTTTTAAATCATCTACTGTGTAATTACCTTTAACTCCATAATTACCAGCTTTAAAAATTCTCTTAGGCATTTCTTCCTCCTTTTAAATATTCTTTTATTTTCTTTGCATATGTTCTTCTTTGACTACTTGAAAATCCTATAAAAGCTCTACCTGGTTTATCTCCCCATGGTGTAACAATCTTTCTTCTTCTTGTATGAGTTCTCACTTTTTCAGCTCTTCCTCTCCTATTTCTAATATGTTCCCTTACTGTTTCTTCTACATCTGTTTCTCCTAGTTCTCCTTTTGCAACTGCATACTGTTGATATGCTGCATACTTTTTATTAGTCCCTACTATTGCTGTTTTAGCTGTTGCTTTAGAATTAATGCTTCCCTTCAATGCTCCTGTATCACTTAAAGGTTTTGATGATCTTTTTCTTCTTCTTGATATTGTGCTTTCTTTTAAAGGTTCCCATTGCTCCCCTTCTGGTGTTTTAGATTGTCTAAATCTCATATCAACCTTGCTTTTCATGTCTTCTGCTATTTCCAGCATTAAGGATTGAGTTTTTATAGAAGCATTTTTAAGTTTTTCCATACCTTTTATTACTATACTGGAGTTACTTTTAAACTTTACATTCATAAAATACCTACTTTTTACTTTTATTCATGAAATGTAAAGTTGTTAAAGTTCCTAATACTCCTATTGCAATCCCAATAGCTACAAAACCTGCTGTTGTCATAATTATTACCTCCTATATTTTTAATTTTAATTGATTTTTCATTTCTTCTATTTCTTTCTCTTTTTGCTTTATTGCTTTTTTTATTCCTGATACTTGTGTTCCATAAAAATTTCCCATTTTATTTTTAAGCTCTTTTATTTCTTTAGTTACAGTTTTAGAAACTGTTAATCCATACTCTTCAAGTTCCTCCCTGCTTAATGTAATTCTTTTACTTCTGCATCCATGATGATTAGGAGGAAGATATCTATTCCAAAATGGATGATCTAATGGATAAACTTTTCCATTTAAAATTTGGCATATTTCAGATGTTCTTTCATCATCTATTGCATCATACAATCCATAAGGTTTGTTTTTCTTATTAAGTTCTTGATTATAGAATGCTCCTGCATTATATGAACTCTGCATATTATTTCTATATACCAGCTCTAAATACCATGGACTATCTCCTAATCCAGTTTTATCTAAAATTGTTTTACTAGCTTCTAACCAATCTTTAAGTGTTCCTCCATTACTTAAATTATCTAAAAGATTATTGTATAGAGTTCTTGTTGTTTCTAATTCCAAACTTCTTTTAATATAGAAGAATGTTTCATTCACTTTTTTAGTAACATCATCTAGGTGATCATATAGAATAGGGAATCTCTTTATAAACCAATCTATCGCTTTACTAAATGGCAGATTAAAAGGATTTTCTTCATCAGATGAGAATTCCGTCAATGGATTTTCTAATTCGTCTATATAGCCTTTTAAATAAGCTATAATCATTTTTTCTTTTAGCTCAGTCAAATCAAATGAGAAACTTTCTAAATCATTTATATTTTTTATTTCTTTAAATTTTTCTTTAAGTTGCTTAGTTAAAGTTTCAGTAAAATCTTTCATTCCAGGAGAAATGGTTTCTTCAAATGCTAAAACTTTTTCTTTATTTTTTTCAAATAGATCATCTAGTTTTTTTTTACTGAATTCTGCTCCTATTCCGTTTCCATATATTTGTTCTGGCTTTTCTATAAGGGATTCTAAAGAGATTCCTAAATGTTCTGAAATATACTCTGCTGTGACCTTATACCCTGTACTTGATAATTTTTGCAGATTATCCAATTTCACTGTTTTAAGTTCTTCCTGCTGCTTTTCCCTTGCTATTTTCTCTTCTTCTGTAAATATTTTTTCTAATGTAAATTCAAAATCTTTAGGATTATATCCATGATATTTTGAATCTATCTCTAGCAGCTGAAACAGTGAATCTGTAACAAATTTACATATTTCTTCTACTACTTCATCAAATCCTTCTTTATGAATTTCTCCTAAACTATATGAACCTGTTCCTCCTCCATTATCTATTGTTAAGGTAGAACCTAATATATTTTGCACCAGTTTTTCCTTTTCTCTGTTTTCAAGTTCTGTATATATCTTTGGATCCAAATCTGAGAGTTTTATAAATTCAACTGTTTTTCCTAAATCAAAATTTTCACTAAAAACTACAGGTACTCCAATACTTTTTTTACCATGTAAATTCTCAACATTTTTTCTAAGTTCTTCTTTCTCTTCTTCATTCATATTTATATCAAAAGGATAAACTATAATAATATCTCCATATTCTGATGCTAGCCCTCTCAATTGTTTTACATACATATCTTTATCAAGGAAAGTTTGATGGCAACATTCAAATATACTTGTTCCTTCCGGTTTTGCTGGATTCCACTTATGAATACTCAATAGAAATTTATCTCTGTTTAAAACTATTTCTTCTGTTCCTATTCTTAATTTCCATTTTTTATCTCTGTAATATATATATTCTGCTGATATAGGAATCAAAGTATCAATGCTAAAATCTTTTTTATACACTATTTCAAAACAGCTATAACCATAATATCTGGCTGTTATTAAATGATTAATAATTCGATTAAACTTTATTCCTGAAAATCTTTCCTGTATCTCTTTTTCTAATTCTTTTAACTCTGTTTTTTTAGCTATTGGCACAAGCTTTCTTCCTGATACTGCTCTTTCTAATTTTTGTATTGCTGAAGCTATATCTATATCAGTCATAATTTTATTTATAACATCATTTGAAATAGTTTCAAGTGTTCCATTTTTTTCTGAAAAAAGCTGTGTTACGATAGAAGCAAACATTTCTTTTTTTATTTTAATCACCTCCCATAAATTTAAAATTTTGTAAATCTATTGTATTATTCATGCACTTTTCTGCAACTCCAGTTAAAGCATCTGGTCCATCATCATATTTATTTTTTCCTTCTTTTTGGTATGTTAATATTGCTTTTGCAAATTCCGGCCATCTATCTGCCCAATTCTTTGGAAAATATATGTGATCCATTACCCAAGTAGCATTAGAAAGTATTCTTGCTTGCTTATTTTTAGATTGATGAAACCAAGATATCCTAGTTCTATTACTTGTATATTTTTCTTTTAATATTCTTTCTACAGCTCTTGCAAATCCTCTACCTCCATTATTACTTTCTATATCTGCTATACTTACATTATTTTCAAACTGCATTTTAGCAACTGCTGGTTCTGTAATTTCCATAGGTTCTTTAGTATAAATGACATTTAATATATATGCTTCTTTCTCATATACTCCATAGTTAATGGAGCAAAGATAATCTGATCCTGTGTCTGCTGTATCTGTATAGTTTTTAATAGTTGTAAATAGTAGATTCCCTTTTGTATCTTTTGGTAAAGTTTCATAGGTTTTTATGCTGCTGTATAATCTACCTTTTAAGTCAATAGGCTCTTGTTGGTAGTTAGCACTTGCTATCTCTGGCCCCATGGCTCTAATTATACTTTTGTATGCTTTATAATTTAATACTTCATCACATAACATAGTTCCATCATCCTGTAGAGCCTTTTTTGTTATATGTTTTACTTTTTTTCCTTCTTCTTTGTAATACTCTAATGCTCTTCCTGCAAGATCTCCACTCGACCACCTTGTCATAATGATTATCTGCTTTCTTTTCCCTTCCAACCTTGACAGCATCGTTTTTGTAAACCAATCCCAATGGCTACTAAGCTTATTCTCATTGTAAGCCTCTTCAGCATTTTTGATAAGGTCATCTATTATTAGTAAAGAACATCCAAATCCTGTAGCTGTACCTGTTGGAGATGTGGCAAGATAGTTATTGTGTCCATTTTCTAAACTCCAAAGATTCATAGCTCCATCTCCAGATTTTATCTTTACTCCTGGAAATATATCAGAATAGATAATTTTATCAGCATCTGCTTTCTCTTCCTGAATACTATTTCTAACATTTTTAGAAAACATAGTTGAAAGAGTTTCATTGTATGATCCTGTCATTATCTTTTCTTTTTGATCTCTACCCAATACCCATTCAACAAATAGTCCCGCTGATCTTGACTTTCCCATTCTGGGAGGCAGATTAATAATAAGTACTTCATCATCTCCCTCATAGAACTCCTGCATACTATTACACAAATCTACCAAGTATTTTCTATCTGGTTTATAGAAGTCTGGAGCTTTTAAATGGCAATAAAAAAAGAACTCACGCCTTGCAAGTTCTAGTTTAGCTTGTTTTATAATTTCATCGTTACTTATCTTCATCTTTTATCAACTTCTTTAATTCTTCTGTACTAAGTCCAGCAAAAGGATTATTGCCTTTTATTTCTCCACTATGCTCTACTGCTGTTTTATCTCTCCATACTCCTGGCTTTCTATTTTTCAACCAAAATATTTGTGCTGTTGTATCTGGTGCAATTAAAACTTCTTCTTCTACCATAACTATTTCTTCAAACTCTTTTAACTTCTTTCCAGCATCCGAGTATATAACCTGCTTTAATTTAACAGGTTTTTTCAAGGTTTCTTTACTTCCTAGTGCTTTTTTTAACAGAGCATTTTCAACTTCAGTATCAACTACTTCTTTTCCTCTTTTTAAGGCTGCTGAAAGTGCTGAATATTTATCTCTATACTCTCTCAAAGTAGAATATGCAATCCCTAAATTCTTTGCTATCTGCTCATCAGTGAGCCCATCTCTAGCCCAACCTTCAACAAGTATTAATTTATCTTTCACATGTGTTTCCCATTTTGACTTTGCCATGAACTCACCCCCTATTTTTATACAGTAAAAAAAGAGAATTATTGTACTAATTCTCTTTTAATCTTTTTTCTAACTTAAAAACTAACATTAAAAATTCGGCTATACTTTCTTTTTCTACTTCTACCATTGGTCCATTATATAAATACACTTCATCTTTAAATTCTCTTACTTTTTGATTAAATTTTATTATTTTTTCTTTTTCCTCTTCTGTAAATCTATCTTTTTGCAAAAATTCTTTAAAACATCTGTAATCACTACTTAATGCTGAATGCATTCTTTCTATCTCTTTTAAGTACAATTTTACCTCCTCTTATAATTAATGTTTAATTTTCATTTTTTAAAATAGTTAATTTTTTTATTTAATATTTTATTTCAAGTTCTATCCCATCTTTTTCTACTTCACTATATATTTTTTGTACTTTTTCTCTAATTTCTTCAGGAGACATTTTTTCAATTTTCATATTTTTATCATCGTCAATAATTATATTTTTGAAAAATAACTCTAAAAAATCTCCCTCAACATTTCCATTCTTTTCAACTAGATAGCATTCTTTTGGAGAATGTCCATCTTTTTTCAAAGTTTCTCTAGCCTGCTTTAAGTTTAGCCTTGAATTCCCACCACAATCAATCACCATAAAAAACCCATCGTAATTTTTAAATTTCATTTTCCTTCCTCTCTTAATATAGTTTTTCTTATATTATACCAAAGAAAAAGCTACTAATCAAATCCATTTAAATATAAAAAGGCCAAAAGGATAATTCTCCTCTTGACCCAATTCTATATTTTATATAATATCACATGTCAATAGTGACATTCAAGGACATTGTTGGACATTTATGGACATAACTTAAAACTTTTTAGTGCCTCTCCATGAATTCTTGTCACTTGTCTCAACGAATATCCCATTTTCTCTGCTATTTCTTCCCAAGTCTGATTAAGAATATATCTCAACCTTAAAACTGCTCTTTCATTAGTATTTTCCAACTTATCTATAGCTCCACTTAATTTTATCTGAAAATTACATAATTCATTAAGATCTTTCTCCATCTCAATGATTTTATTCATTTTATTTACTATTCCAGAATCATCCTTAATAGGACCTCCTTGGACTTTCTCTGCTAGTTTTATGGCTTGAAGTCCATCAAGATTGCTTTTAAGTTCTTCCAGTACTTCTTTTTTAGTTTCTATTTCTAAATTTATTCTGTATCCTTTTTTCAAGTATTCTTTCTTTGTCATTTTGTTTCACCTCTGTTTCAGTTATCTTCTTTATATTCAAAAAGATCTTCAATTTTACAGTTGAAATATTTACACAGCTTTTCAAGTACTCCAAAGCTTATCCCTTCAGATCTGTCATAATATATTGCTGTAAGAGTTGTTCTAGAAATTCCTGTTTCTTTAGATAATTGTGTTATTTTCAATCTTCTCTCTCCTAATATCCTTGATAATTTATTTTTTATCATTATTTCACCTCTTTAAATACCTTTTTATCTCCAATTACAGCTCTGTTATATTCATCTTTGGATACCTCAAACTTTTTCTCTTTTGTTACAACATAAGAAACTTTTAAAATATATTTTTCTGGTATGTATTCTGTTGTAGGAATCATTTGATGTATTTTCCCAATCCACATTGAACGCATATACGTTCTTGTTGTCTTGGGTACATATTCTTTTTTTATTATAACTCCAGTTCTTTCTACATATTCAGGCTCTGAACAAGCTACAAAGGCTAAAATTAGAAATATTATTAAACATATTTTTCTCATTCTTTCACCCCAAATTCTTTCCTAACTTCTTTGATACTATATTGATTTTTAGGTTTTTCAATTTTTTTAATTTCTTTGATATCATCGTGTATAATTTTTATAGCTTTTTTCATGTTTTTTATTTCAATAAAAAGATATCTGATTGATAGAAACAATACTATTAAAAAATTACAATGCTCATAACATGTGATTAAATACCTTTTTTCATTATATTTTTTAATTTCAAATTTATTTTTTAAAAAACATTTCTCAATTTTTGACTTAATTGCTTGCTTTTCTTTGTGCATTTTTTCACATAAATATACTATTTCATGTTTTTCTCCATTGGTTATACCTGTTTTTCCTACAATCATTCTTTCACCTCTACAAAAATAACGCTTTTACCGTCTTGTCTATTTTCTGGTAAACATCTTGCTGTCTTTTTACAATAAGATATCGGCTTTTTAACAAATACACAGTCTTCACAAGTATAAGAAAAATCTAAAATATTATCCTCTACAACCATACATTTCCTACCAGCAAACTTAAAAACCTCTCCTATTTTTCTTTCCATATCTCTCTCCTCATCTTTCTTTCTAATGCAGCTAGTGCTATAAAAGCACCAGCTACTATTATTAATGCTACTTCCATATCTGCCACCACTTTTTATTTTTTAAATTTTCCAGTTCGAGTTTTAATTGTTTTTTTTCCTTTAAAAGTTTAATATTTTCATCTATTACTCTTTTATAATTTTTAAAAGTATTACTTCTAGTTCCGCAAACAAGGCCTCTTATAGCTTCTTCACATTCTTCCTTAGTTCTTAACTTTCTTGCAGGATAGCCATCTATTCCTACCTCTTTTTTCAAATATGTATACATTTTTCTAAGTTCGTCTCTAGTCATTTAGTCCTCCTATATTATATTTTCCCAAAACGATTCTTTATTCTTACTTTTTTCTTTTCTCTTACTCTCCCAGTCAAATTGGAATACTTTTGTCATTTCAATCATTCTATCAACTATTTTGTCACTCTCATTGAAGTTCAAATGTCTTTTCAAATCTGAAAGTTTAAGGTTTGTAGTAATCATTATAGGCAAATTGGCTCTATATCTCATATCAATCAAATTAAATACTTTTTCCAATCCCCAATCTGTTAATTTTTCACTTCCCACATCATCTATAAAAAGTAAATCAACAGTTTTTACAGCATTTAAAAGTTTTTCTTCTTCTGGGAAATTTTCTCTTATTGCCATAAGGTATCTAGATAGATTAAAACTTAAAACACTATAGCCTTTTTCCATAATTTTATTCGAAATACAGTTAGCAACATATGTTTTTCCTGTTCCTGCTCCACCTGCTAACATTAGACCAATATTATCTTGTTTAGCTATATGGAAGTTTTCAGCATATTTTTTAAATTTTTGATAGATTTCTTCTTCAGCTTTACTTCCTATTTTTGCTCTTTCAAATGTATCTTGTGAGTTATTTCTATCTGTAATACTCATATTTCTATATTTGTTTATTCTTTTTTCAATTCTTTCTTTTTGTTGGCATTCGCAGAATACACCTTTATCAACACCATCTTCATTTCTATAAAGTAGAATTCCACCGCATTTTTCACACTTCAATAATACTTCCATCATTACCACCAGCCCTCTTCTTCACTATTATCCTTTTTAGGATCATTACTCATATACCCATCAGCCATAATCCTATCCAGCAAAGACTTTACTGTGAAATGATTTATAGTTGGTTTCTTCTCTGTTTTTCCCATGAGAAAATCTGAACTTTGTATTTTATCTATAAGAGTATTTAAGTCTATCCCTTTATATTTAGCTGGGTGCATTAGATTGTTTATTCTAAATTCTTCTTGACCTGTTGATTGAATAACTATATTTTTAAGTTTAATAAAATTATTTTTAAATTCGATAGATGATGAGACCATAGGTCGAACCTCTTTTTCTTTCTTAGGTATACTCTCTATCTTATTTAGTTTATCTAACTTAGTATCATCATCTTTTTCTACTGTAGTATTCTCTTGGTAATCTACTGTGTAATCTACTGTTATTGGAGATTCACTTTCTTGATTTCTAGAAGTTAACTTTGTTGATTTCCCGAAATCAACTTTCTTAATTTCTAGAGATTCACTTTCTTGATTTCTGGGAAATTCAACATCTTCATTCGTAACTGCATTTAGTATTTCCCTAACTTTCTCATGATTTCTTATATAATATGTCCTTCTTTCCATTCTATCTATGTAAGAACAATAAGGTTTACCTTGAAATTTATCTTCTGCTTCCTTAAATTCTTTTTTAGATTTATAAACTACCCCTATTTTAGAAAAAGCATTTCTGAATTCTGCCTTACTTATTCCTATTTCTTCTACCCAAGAATCACCATCTTTATATGATCCATTATCACAAGGCTCTAAGAATTTATAGAAATTTTTATATCCGTTTTTATCAAACCAATATTCTAACTGTCTCATTAAAATAGCTGGTGTTATTCCTCCAAGTTTTTTTCCAAGTTCTGGGTAGTATGGTATAGTATTTAATTTTAAGAAACTCATTTTATTCCTCCTTTCGAGGAGTTGCCACGCTCCTCTCTTTTTTATTTTGTAGCTGTCCACCATTCTAAAACTCTATGAGCGTGGCTTTGGAATGATGAACAGATATAAAATAAAAACTATTTCTGTGTGCTATAATATTATTAATAATTACAAACTTTGTCATTTAAACATAAAATTTATTTATACTAAGGAGCATTTTATGAAAAAAACTTTCGAAAAAAAATTAAATGATGGTTTCAGTATTGAAATTAGTTATAATTTCTTCTTAAAAAGTTCTTACGAACCTTACTGCAATATTAATTTAGTACTAAAACCTAATGGAAAATATTTTACATTAGCAGACAAGGGAATATTTTTTGATTTACCTAAAACTCAAATGTTTATTTCATATAAAAAAATTATTTGTTTTAGATATGAAAAATCAATTATATAATTATCTTTAATCAGTAACTTTTACTTTAAAAACACATTTCAAGAATATTGTTGACATATTTTGTATATTTTGATAGAATAAAATTGAACTTCGTTCCATCGATGTTCTAAATTTATTTATTTTCAGATATAGACATTTCTGAAAAAATCACCTAGTTAAGCCCACACGGGCTTTTTTATTTTTCCCTCGTGTGAGGGCTCAGGAAAGATTTTTATGAAAAAATATAATATTGGGAATGGCAGGATTTGAACCTACATTTAAATTTTTATCTTTGCCTTACCACTTGACTACATTCCCACATTTAGAAATGAACAAATACAAAATAAAAAAGTGTATATACTATTTTTATTAATTAATGTATAATGATTATTATGAAGACGAAATTTCCTAAAATTAAATCTTCATTTTGCCAAGCCCACACGGGCTTTTTTATTTATTCTACTTAATTATTAATTTCATGTTATAAATATCTTTATTCAGTTAAAATCACCACTAATTCTATACTTTATTTGATTTTATTCTTTGAAAAAGTTATAATATATTCGCCAAAACACAATATAAATTTAAGGAGATTTAGTTATGAAAAAAATATTTTTCATTTTATTGGTTATAGCTATTATTTTTATTAGTTTATATAAACCTCTTGATATAGACCTTATTATTGATGGAATTTATGCTTTTGTTGATATGCTTTCAATTTTAGTATATTTTATGCTAGCCTTCTGGCTTTGGGGACAAATCTTTATTATTCATTCAAATGTAGTTTATCCCTTACTTTTTCTAATTCTAAGAAGCATATATTTTAATATTCAAATTACAGTTTTTATTTTTTCTATATTTTTATTATTTTTTGAACAAGCTTATATTTCAAAAGAATTATTAATTATATACCTAAGCATAACCAACTTTTTTCCAGTATTCAAAAATGCTGGTAATGAAGAGTATATAAAGTCCTCTATAAAATTAATAGGTTTATCAATTTTTATATTCATTGATATTTTTTCAATCAAAAGTCCTGATTTAACTTTTCAATATATTGTAAAAAATCAAGATGTTGGTATGTTTTTGCTTGGTTTATATTTCATAAAGACTTTGATTCATTCTTCTTTTTATGCAGTATTGTTTTCTTGTTTTTATATGACTCTAAAAGATTTCTTTTATAAAGATGAAGAAATAACATACTCAAAAGTTTTTAAAAAATTTATTGAAAACATATTAAGATAGTATGCTTCTGAGTAACAATATAGAAAAAAATAAAACCACTATTAAGCCACCACTTTCTATTATTGGTTTGAATTTTTTTTTAAAAATAATTTTAGCAGTAAGTAATAAAAATATATTTATTACTAGTAAAGTAATTACTTCTTTTTTCACTTTTTATATTCCTCTCTCTCAACTAAAGGTAATGACTACCTAGAGAACATCAAATTTGAATTTTGGGACTACATAAAAAAAGTGTTTTTGTCCCAATATTTTTAACTATCATCACATATATTCTTTGCTATTATCTAGAAAAATATTTTAAATAAAACTCTCATTATTATTGTGGTTACAACTGAAACAATCGCAGAAGTGAGCGTAGGATTTCTTTTTACAAATTCATAAAGATTATCCATAAACTCACTTTCTGTGAAACTATCTATTAAATTCCTTTTCATTTTCACTCTCTCACCTCCCTTTTTATATTTATATATTCCCCCTAAAATGTTATAATAATTTGAGACTAGCAACCTTAAGGAGGGAAATTGATTAAAAGTAAATTTATTAAAGAAAATGATATAATTTCATTAAAGCCTGAACAATTTAGAAAATTTAAAAATTTGCATATAACTCTCTATGATACTCCTATAAGTATTCCAAAAGAAAATATAGAAGAATTTTTTTTAAATAATAATAAAACAATAATAAAATGTAAAATTTCATATTCTGATAATATTGAGCTCTGTCATTCTTATGTTGAAAACTATTTTTATAATAATAAAAAAAGTGTAATTAAGTTTTCTTATATATTAAATATACAGACAGGTTACCCTGAGAATCCATATACTAGTGACTCTTTTGAATTTCTTTTTATCAATGAAGAACTTATTCTAAATATTCTAGTAAATAATTCAGAAATAAAATAAAACCAATATAATCTAGTTGTTAGTCTCTCTTCTAATATTGCTAATACACTGTTTTAATTATTGCTATAATTGCCTTATTCAAAAAATAACTTATATATTAAAACAGTAATTGCAAAAACTAGCGAGAAACTTGAAATTGCTAAGCTTATATGAACACTTTTCCTATATTGTTTAGCAGTTTCTAAATTTTCTTCTGCAATCCTCAATTTTTCTTTTGATAGTTTCTCCATTTGTTCTTCATAATTTTCCACTCTCTCACCTCCTTTCTCCCTTTTTGTATACAGTTTTAATAATTTTCAATTTTTTGTTTTATTGCGTTTTTACAAAGAAAAAGCCAAAAAAATTATCTTTATAAAATTTTTTTTGCCTTTTCTATAATAATTTTCTTTTTAACAGGATTTTCCATTGCTAATTTTAAACCCCACCTGCTTTTATAACCTAGCATTTCAGGCAATTCCGTTTGTAATTTTATTCCTTTTAAAGCTGCAATAGCTTTTAAATCGCTATATGAATTTATTTTTATTTTAACCATAGAATTACCTCCTTTAATTTATGATAGCACTTTATTTGCAATAACGCAATATTTTTACATAAAAAATTTCACTATTTTTGACATAAACTAAAAATTAATGTATAATATAACCAAGAAACCAAGAAGTAAAAATAAAAGGAGGTTTTAAAATGTCAACTAACATTTTAGAAATGAATAAGACTATATCTATTTCATCTAAAAATCAAATAACTATTCCAAATAAACTGATGGAATTCTTAGGTTTTGGAAAGGAAGCAAAAATCAGAACTGATGGAAACTCTTTGATTATCACGCCTTTAAGGGAAGATAACTTCAATTTTTCTGATTTATTGCTCGAAGATTTGATAATGGAAGGATATGAGGGAGAAGAACTATTAAAAGAATTCAGACTAAGAACTGCTAAAATAAAACCAGCTTTAAAAGAGATAATAAAAGAAGCTGAAACAAATACTGTGACTACTAAAGATATTTTTGGAGATGATTTTTAGTGGATATAAAATATTCTCCTGCAATAGTAAAATATTTTAAAAAGATAAAAGATAAACAGTTAAAAGAAAGGTATAAAATGGCTATTGATTTAATTGTTTCAGATTATACAGTGGGAAGTCTAAAAAGTGGAGATTTAGCTGGTATATACAGTTATGATATATATTATAATAAAACCAACTATGAACTCGCCTATACACTGAAAATAGAAGATGGTGAAGTTATAATTTTTATCCTTGCTGGTACAAGAGAGAACTTTTATCAAGAATTGAAAAAATATTTGAAATAAGAGATTTACTAAAAAAGTAAATCTCTTTTTTATAAAAAAAATCACACCAGTTAAAGTGTGAAATTTTGTAAAGGATTATTTTTGAGTTTGATAAGACTCTATTTTTATTTAATCACTTTCATTTCTGGGAATCTTTCTTGTTTTGTAGCTTTCAATCTTACTTTGTCTACCATATCAAAAATAAGCATATCAATGCTATCGTCTTCACATATCCTGCTCAAATCATCTTCAATTTTAATTTCTTCGTATAATTCAGCATCTATCTTTGTTTGTTCATACACCTTTTTCTCTATCATTTCTTTGAAAAGTTCGTTAGCCTCCTCTTTTGTATAATATCCTTGATTCATCTTTTTGAAAACATCAGTTATTTTATTTTTTAAGTCAGCCTTAGCTTTTAAAACTTCCCCCAAATATCTTCCATTTTTTATATAACCATACTTCTTTATTAAAAACTCTCCTAAAGATATTATCCCAATTATAAATATAAATTTTCCTCCTATAAAACTATCCAAGGTATCAAAAAAATCGTTCTTTCTATCTAAATTTTTGTCATATTTATTCATGTCATCAATAATTTGTTCTAAAATATCTTCTAAAACTTCTATTATGTTCCCTTCTATTTCATCAAAATATTCACCATACTCAGAAACATATTCTCTCATTTTATAATTTTCCCTTTTATCTTTTTTCCCTTTGTATAACAAGGAAACTTTTCTTCCTCCAAATTTTTTCAAATATTCATCCAAATCTTTAAGAACCCTAGGAACTATTTTACCTGTTCTAAATGTCAATACTTTTATTTGGTCATCAACATCTAATTCAGTTATCTTTCTTTTGGGTATACTTATATTGTATTTGCTGTAAATGTCCATATATTAACCTCCATTTTTTATTTTATAGAAATTATTTCTAATTCTTTTATAACTTTTTTTATGTTTTCAGAAAAAGACTCCAGATGAATATGGAGCTGTTTTAAAGCTGGATATGCCTTTTTTCTGCTTTCTACATCTATTATTCCTAAAATATTTATTATTTCTGTTATTTTTTCGCTGTTGAATTTTTGGATATCTATACATGCCCAAGTTATTTTACTTCTTGCCCCAGAAGTTCTTTCCAGTTTTTCATATTCAAATCGCTTTAGTTTTATTTTTCTTTCTAATTCTTCCAATTCTTTTCTTTTTTCTCTTAAATCAATAGTTACTTCCCATTTTTTTGTAACATCATCCTCTTTTGAAAGTTCTTTTTTATATAATAAAGATAAGATTTCATTTAATTTAATCTCAACATTATCGCTAAATTTATTCTTATCAGCTTGAATTCCCAAGTAATTAAGAATCGTTTTCTTATCTTCATTACTAACATCTTCTTCTTTGATAAATTTATTTAAAAATACTTTTGAAATATCTCTATTTTTTTGAATATAACCTACCATTGTACTTCTTTTAACTCCAAAATATTTTGCCATTTCTTCATTGGAATATTTTTTTGTATTTCTGTATGTTTTTAAAATATTTTTTATTTTTTCTAATTTTTCCTTATTCATTTTCCCTCCTAGAATCTTTAGAACCGTTGTGTGAATTCTAACACACTTACAGGAGAAAATCAATATAATATAGCTGTTCTTTTATCATAAAAAACGATTTATAGAACATCTTCATTACAGTATAAAAAAACTGTAATTTTTACACTCCCGTCTTTTTCAACTGTTTCTCTGGTTATTTCATCCCCTTCACAATCTTTCTTATATATTCCAGTAAATTGAGTCTCTATAAATTTCTTAGTTCTCTTAATTGCTCTAAAATTTTTATATCTATATCTAAATCATATTCATAATCTTCTATATTCTCATCATACATAAGCTCAGAAGTAAATATATTAGCCTCAATCTCTATTTTAGTTGTATATTTGGGGAATAAATCATAATCTTTCAATGCTTGCATTTCTCGTGAATCATGTAAAATTGCATGTCCTAATTCATGAACTAAAACAATCGTTTGAGAAAATTTGGTTAAATTCTCATTTATTATTATAAATTTATTTGTTAAAGTTTTTTTGTAAATCCCTTTCACATTTCCTAAATCCATATAAAAAATTTCTATATTCAAATATTTACATAATTTATATGGATTGCTCGTTCCATATTTTTTTATTAAATTTTTTACCCTCTTTTTTATATTTTTCATAGGCCTCACATGCTAATTTTTTGATTTCAAATCTTCTTTATTCTTTTTTTTATATTTTTCTTTATTTATTTCTTTACTTCTGAAAAATATTTCATTTAATGCCAACATTAATTTTTGTTTATCTTCTTCTTCTATCCTTTCATCATTGAAAAACATAACTGCTTCATTCATAGCTTTTTCATATTGTGTCATTCCTTTTTTATCAAGCCCATCAATTCTTTTGTCATCTGGATCTATATACCCTAACTCTTTAAAAACGGAAACATAATTTATATTATTAGCTTTACATAATGCTCTTAAATATGCAGCATTCATATTTTTTACAGTTCCATTTTCATATCTTGAAATATTACTACTATCTAGTTCTATATTAAAATCTTTTTTTAAAATCAATTGAATATCTTCTAAACTATACCCCAATTCTTTTCGCTTAGTTTTCAATAAATTCCCAATTTCTTTATTTTTTTCATTCATAGTACTCCTCCTCATTATTATACATAATTATATTTCAAAATTTGCGAAAACACAAAAAAAGTTATTGCGTTATTGCATTTTAAATGCTATAATAAATTATAAAATAAAAGTCTAAGAGATAAAATACCTCTAAAACTAATATTTTTTTAAAGAAATTGTTGCGTTATTGCAAAATTATTAAGAAATTAAAAAGAGGAGGAAAAATATGTGGATATGTAAAAAATGTGGAGGAGAAATAATAGCAACTATTGAAATTAATGAGGATTTTGATTTTTCATTAGACAAATATGGTAATCCTGATGAATATAAGACTTGTGACTTTGAAGATATGGAACAAATCATAAAGCATAAGAGGAATATAGTTCTAATATGCTGTGATGAATGTGGAAATGGACGTAATACTATTGATGAATTGAAAGAAATAGCATACTGGGAGGACTAAAAAAAGCCCCGAAGGGCTGAGGTAGACTAGAGGACTAATATGATTACAATAACAGCCACAAATACAATTAAGAGAACAGCTGTTAGAGTCCCTCCCTCAATCTGATTGTGATTGAAATTGAATTCAAATTTAATCATAGTAAACCTCCTTGTGATATGTAGTCTTCTACTCACGAGAAAAGCGACTAACTCCTGAGTATGAAATAAGCCCCCATTACTGAGAGCTTATATCATCGCTTTTCTACATATCACAAGTGCCCCTAAGGGACTTTCAAATATATTATACCATAATTTATCAAAAAGTCAAAAAAAGCAAAAGCTCTCTTTCGAGAGCTAATGCCTATTAAACGTCTACACTACCATTACAAAGGAAGTGGACAACTTCCTTAGATAAATTATAACATAAAACCAAATAAAACGAAAGCATGAGGAAATTATTAAAAATTAAAAATATCCTCTAATACTATTTATAATGACTTTATTTTTAATAAAAATATTTTTGAGGTGATAAATAGGTGAACATTTCTAAAATAACATGGTACTTAGTACCTATTCCATTAATAATTAAATTTATCTTATACATTACAGAAGTCTAAACAGGAGGGTTTATGAAAATAGATGATAATTTATACAAAGTTCTTTTAGAAGTGCTAAATATTGAAAACTGCAAAGACAGAGAGAATGAAACGTCATGTTTGTAGAATTTTTAATTATAATAACAGGAATTGATTTAATAGTTGCTTATGCAGCTATAAAAATAATGGGAAAGAGGTAAATATGAAAATATCTGATTATATAGTTTTATTCCAAAGAACACTAAAAGAATACGGAGATATTGAAGTGGATAACCTCTATATCTCTAAAGATGGAAAAACTAAACTACATGACAATATAATAGGAGTAAAGTATATTCCGCAAAAAAATAAATTAAGCTTTGTTGTAGATAAAACTCCAAAGAAAAGAAAACTTAAAAAAGTAGATATTAAGACAATTTTTAAAAATAATGCTACTAGACTAGCAAAAAGAGAAAGCTATATAGTTAATAAAAAATTATTTTCGGAGGTAGCAAATGAAAAAACTTGCTGAATTACTTAATTTAAAAAATGAACTTGGAATAAAAGGAAAATTACAACTGGATATTACAGAAAGTGGAAGCTGTTATATCTTGGAAATTGAAAATTATGAATGGATAGAATTTAAAGATAAAGACATTATCCAAATAGCTATAAATGATCTGAAAGAAGAGCTTGAAGAAAAGAAAACAGAAAACCTTAAAATAATAGATTACATAGAAAAAAGGATAGCATAATTAAATTTTTATAGGTTTTCCAATAAAAAAATTGGAGGACTTATTAAAAATTTAAAGAGAGGTGTTTATAAATGACAATTAAAGAATTGAAAGAGAAAGCTAAACGAATGGGTTTAAGTGGTTATAGTCAATTAAGAAAAGCAGAATTAGAAAAGTTTATTGAAGATAATACTCTTCATAATTCAGAAATCCTTTTTACTGGTGAGTGTAGTGGTGATGGAGAATGGTTAAATCATAGAAAAATAGGAGCAACAGAAACTTCAATACTAGTAGTTGACAATGCTTTTAAAAATGGATTAATAAACAGACCAGATAAATATAACTCTCCATATTTAATATATCTTGAAAGAAAAGGATTATATAAAAGAGATATTTTTTTCGCTTCACAGGTAGCTATGGAATTTGGACACTATGCAGAGGACTTTATAATTGCACATCTTCCAGCACTATTCAAAAATGAATTCAATATAGAAGTACAGGAAACAAAAAAAGGTAATCAGGTAGTAGGAAATAAAGATTTTCCTTTATGGAGCTGCACACCTGATAGCTGGGTAAAAATAGAGAATGAATGGTATCCAGTAGAACTAAAAACAGGAAACAGCTTCACTTCTTATGAATGGGAAAGAGAAGAAGTTCCAGATAAATATTTTGCACAGGTTCAGCAGCAACTAGCAGTACTTGGGAAAGAAAAAGGTTATCTTGTTGGATTTGTGGACAACAGATTCACTAGAGTATATGAAATAACAAAAGATAAAAAACTTATAGATATAGCATACCAGCTAACAGAGAAGTTTCAAAAATGTTTAGATAAAAATATAGAGCCTGAATTAAATGGGTGTGAAGCTGAATGCGAGTTCCTGAAACAAGAATTTAAAGGTTTCGGAAATCCACTTGAGCAAACACCTATACTAGATATTAGCAACAGCGATTTGAATGATTATACATCCTTGATAGATACTAAAAAAATGACAGCAGAAGAGTTGAAAGAAATAGAAGAGGATATGAAACCTTTTACAACAAAGATACAAAAGAAAATGTTAGAACTGGAAACAGAAACATTAATTATAAACGGATCCCATCTGGCTACTTGGAAGATAGACAGCAGAGGTTACAAAAGATTTACTTTCAAGGAACTACCAGAGGATAAAAAAATAAGAGAGGTGGCATAAAAATATGGCAACAGCTAAAAACAAACTAGCAACACTAGATAACACAAGTAATACAGGAGTTCCAGCACTTAAAAGTATGCTGGCAACTCAAGCTATTAAGAAGCAGATTAAATCCCTGCTTGGAGAAAGAGCAGGGCACTTTATGATGGCAATAGTACAGGTAGTGGAGGGAACACCTCAGCTTCAACAGGCAGACCCTCAAAGCATTATCAATGCTGCTATTGCTTCAGCAGTTCTCAACTTACCAATAGAAAAGAATCTAGGGTTTGCCTATATAGTTCCCTACAATGATAGAGAAAGAGGAATGATAGGGCAGTTCCAGATGGGGTATAAGGGATATATTCAGTTAGCTCTTAGAAGTGGAGAATATAAGTTCATCAATGCAGTACAAGTCAAAGAGGGGGAACTACAAGGGTATAACCTTCTTACAGGAGAACTTCAACTTGAATTTATAGATGACATTGATAAGAGGGAAGAGGCTAGAACTATTGGTTATGCTTCTTATATAGAATTTAATAATGGATTTAGGAATACTCTTTTTATGACAGAGGCACAGGTTAAAAATCATGCTAAAAAATATAGTCAGTCATACCAATATGATTTAAGTAAAGGAAAGAAAAATTCTAATTGGAGCAAGAACTTTGAGGCTATGGCATTAAAAACAGTTCTCAAATTAAATTTAAGCAAGTATGGAGCTTTATCAGTGGAAGTACAGAAGGCTCTACAAACTGATGGACTGGTAGTTGACGAGATAGAAGAAGATGGAACTATCATAGGACAATTTACAGACAATACAGGTGATGAAATAGAAGTGATTAATAACATCAAGGCAACTGATGAGGATAGAGTAAGACTTCTGAAACAGTCTGAGCCTTTAAAAATAAATTTAGTGGAAGTTGTAAAAAAAGAACTGAAAATCGATTTTGAAACTATGACTAAAAATCAAGCAAAAGAAATTGGAGAATACATAGACACTAAACTTGAAGAAACAATGTAAATTCAAAATAATAAGGGATTGGGTACTTTCCTTTCCCTTACCTAAAGGTGATTTATGAAAGAGAGAAAATCAGGAATAACTTATAAAAAATCTAGTAGAAAAAGAATAAAGAAAATGGCTGAACTGGAAAGGCTATGTCGGATTGATTGGAGAATTGACAATAATACTCTAATAAAAAAACTTAGTATTTCCAAAACAGAATTTTATAGAAATTTTAAGAAAAAAGCTGATGAATTAAGAAAAATAAATAGTAAAGAATCTTTATTTAATCTTTCCCAATTTTATTAAAAATGGGAAAAATAACAATTAATTCAGAAAAGGAGAATACAATGCCTATTTTAAGATTAAGTAATAAAGAATACAATGTAACTCTTTTAGATAAAAATAATAATCCTTTTTTCCTAACTAAAGAAAAAGAAAAAACAACATTAGAGAATATTTTAAACAATATTTCTAAAACATTTGATAATAAAACCGATACTGATACTATAAGGGCCATTCTTTATAAGCACCTAAAAAATACTAAAATTAAATTTAAAGATATCAAAGTAAGGGAAATTTAGGAGTGGATATGAAAATAAAAAAATATGGAAATATATATGGTGAATACACTGGAATTCAATTAAACTTTTGGGAATGGATAAAAAGGAGACTTAGATGAAAAGAATTTTAATAGCAAGTAATGGAGAAAAAGTATTTATGATAGAAAAAGAAAATCAAACACTAATAAATATAGGAAAAACAATTAATAGATTACCCTTTAACATAGAGCAAACAATAAATTACTTAAGAATAATTGGAATAATAAAATAAATTAAAAAAATGAACATTGGCAAGTGAATAATACTGAGGATTTCCTAAACTTTATTTGGGAGTTGGTAGAGTATAATAAAAAAACCTTGACAATTACGTGACTAATATATATAATTAAGTTAGTCTCGTAAGAAGGAGAAACAATATGGAAAAAAGAGATTTGAATATTTCTTTTTACAAAGCTGGTAATGGTGGAATTTCTACAAGAATTAATCTTCCTAAAAAATGGGTTGAAAAGATAGGAGTTTCTAATGAAGAAAGAGGAATAGAATTAATTCTTGATGAAGAAAAACAAACTATTACTATAATGAAAAAGAAATAAAAAAATCTCCTGTTAGTTCCCTTACGAGTTCCAACAGGAGTAGCTATGTAGTACATAACCGTGACAAGTATATTGTACTACACTAACTCCAAAAATACAAGTTTTAGGAGGGAAAAATATGTTAAATGATGATGCAAAAATGGTGATTGAATTTATTGATGGATGCAGAGGAACTCTTATGATTAAAGATGACTTGCATATTAAAATGAAATTTATGTATAGTGTTCTTCATAAGGTGGAAACTGCAATCAAAACGTTACCAAATGGGGAAGAACTATATTTAGAATTAGAAGATGCTGTGATAGACACTATTAATCTTGCTAAAGATACTTATTTTGAATATGGGGATAATTTTGCTCAAGTCAGAGAAAGCAGATTTTTTAGAAAAGTAAATGAGGAGGTATCGTAGTATGAATGAACTAATAAAAATTGAAGAAAGAAATGGAGAACAGTTAGTAAGTGCAAGAGAATTACATAAATTTTTAGAAGTAAAAACAGAATTTAAAATATGGATTGCTAGAATAATAGAAAAATATAATTTTATTGAAAATAAAGATTTTGTAAGGGTATATCAAAAATGTAATACCCTTGGAGGAGAACAAGAAAAAGTTGATTATTTATTAAAAATTTCAACAGCAAAAGAAGTTGCGATGGTATCAAATACCCCTAAAGGGAAAGAAGCAAGGGAGTATTTTATAAAATGTGAAGAGGCTTGGAATAGCCCAGATATGATTTTAGCAAGAGCTAATCAAATACAATCAAAAATGCTTGAAAGTTATAAGGATAAAGTCATTATCTTAGAAGAGAAAATTGAACAAGATAAACCAAAAGTTATTTTTGCAGAGGCAGTAGAAGCTTCTAAAACTTCTATTTTGATTGGAGAATTAGCTAAACTATTAAAACAAAATGGTCATAATATAGGACAAAAAAGATTATTCTCTTGGTTAAGAGAACAAGGATTTTTAATTAAAAGGGAAGGATCAGAATATAATATGCCTACTCAAAAATCAATGGATTTAGGACTATTTGAAATTAAAGAGACTGCTATAACTCATTCAGATGGACATATAACAGTAAATAAAACACCCAAAGTAACTGGAAAAGGACAAATATACTTTATGAACAAGTTTAAAACAGCAGCATAATAAATCAATCCTCAGTATTAATTTACTGGGGATTTTTTAATAGGAGGAAAATTTATGATTATAAGAGATAAAAAACCTTTAACAGAAAAAGAATTGCTGGAATTACAAAATAGTATAAAAAAACTATATGATATGCAAGAAGGGGAACAATGAAAGAAACAAAAAAGGCAATAGCATATTTTAGAGTAAGTACAGATATGCAAAGAGACGACCTCTCCCTTGAAACACAAGAAAAGGGAGGGGAGATCTTTGCAAGAGATAATGGTATTGAAATAGTAAAGAAATTTACTGATGTTATGTCTGGAGGAAACAGAAATAGAAAGGGATTTCTTGAAGCTCAAAAATATTTAGAAGATCATAAAAATGAAATAGATTATTTTATAGCTTATGATGTTAGTAGAATAGCAAGAGATGCCTTTGCTTTCCTTTCCCTCTTCAATAAATTAAATATATTGGGAGTAAAGTTGAAATTAATAAACAATCCTAATTTGGATAGTGACAGCCCTATGGGAAAGTTGATTTTAACTATATTAGCTGCTATCTTTGAGTTTTTCCGATTTGATAATGCAGATAGAGTAAGAGATAATATGATTATAAGAGTTAAAGAAGGCAAAAGAATGAATAATGCTCCCTTTGCTTATAGAATGGTAAATAAAAAAATGGTAGTAGTTCCTGAAGAGGCAGAGTTAATAAAATTTATCTATAATGAATATCTTAAAGGACATGGGATAGTAGCCCTTGAAAGAATGACTGGCAAAGATAGAAGTAGCATAAAGCAATGGTTAAATAATAAAGTTTATGCTGGTTATAATGTCTTTGGCGCTAGAAAAATGAATAAAACTACTTTTAAGCCCATGAAAAACCCAGATACAAATAAAATTGTAGAAGCGAAAGGAGACTGGGAACCTATAATTGATATAGAAACATGGGAAAAGGTAGCAGCTAGAATGAATAATAATAGAGAGTTTAGAATAAGGAATGTTGAAAAAACCTCTTATTTGTTATCTGGACTTTTATTCCATACTTGTGGTTCTAAGTTTAGAGGAAATGCAGGAAGAAAAGGTACTAATTATTATAGATGTATTGGCTGCAACAAAAGTATAAAAACAGATACTATAGATGAAAAAGTTCTTAATGAGCTGTTTAATAATGAGTTCTTAAAAGAATTGAATAAAAGTACAGGAAAAGTGGAAAATAAGAAAGAAAAAGCCCTTATTAAATTAAGAAATTACAAAGCTTCTTTAAAAAATAAAGAAAAGAAATTGATAGATTTATATACAGAAGATTTAATCTCCAAAGATGAATATATAAACAGAAAAAATGAAATTAAAAATTCTATAATAAATACAGAGGCAGAATTAATCCTATTAGAAAATGAAAAGGAAGAAAAGAAACAAAATATTGACTTTGCTAAAATGTTTATAGCTGCACTTAGTAATTTAAAAAATGCAGAGAGTAAGCAGGAAGCTAATAAGATTCTAAAAATTATAATAAAAAAAATAGAAATAGATGAGAATAAAGAAGTTTTTATTCATCTTAATTTTTAAAAAAAGACCAATTAGCAATAAGCCGATTGGTCTTTCTTCTATAATAAATTAAAGTTCATTCACTGGTTTTTTCCAAGCTCCTAATATAAAGGCTGTAACCAG